AGCAGAAATTACGCTTGAGTCGTTCTTCCCAGCGCAAGAATATACCTTTTGTGCGTACAGAGGCTTCCCAAGACCTTACGAATGTGTAGCTATGATAGAACGCTGGAGGCAAAGCGGTAAACCAATAAGACTTATAATTACCGAAACCCCTATAAACTTGGCGTGTGCAATAGAAAGCTTCTCCTATAAAGAACAGGACGGCACGGGCGACGTGTACTTTACGCTAGAGCTTAAGGAGTACCGCTTTGTGAATGTGAAGACGGTTGGCACTACAACCGTAGCTACAACGAAGCGTGAAGTGAGTAAGACTATGCCTAAGACTTACGTAGTTAAAGCAGGGGATACATTATGGGAAATAGCAAAACGGTTTACTGGTAACGGGGCAAATTATAAAGCGATAGCAGCAAAGAACAACATAAAAGACCCTAATAAAATTTACCCGGGTCAAAAATTGGTGCTCCCATGAAGGTTCAGCTTATAAGCGATAAGGTTTCAGACATATCTGAGCTTGTAGAAAGCATTACATGGTCTGGGGATTATCAGCAGGCAGCACGAAGGCTTGAAGTGAGCCTTGTCTCGTCCCCTACGGACTATTACTTACCTAAAGTGGACGTGAAACTCGGTAACATGCTAAAACTACTGACCGACGAAGGTAAAGAATTATTCCGTGGTTACGTGTTTTACAGGGAACGCTCTACCGTTGGCATAAAGGTAACGGCATACNACGGTTTGGTTTACTTAACTAAGTCCAGAGCGACGTATAACTTTAAGAAAATGACGGCAGAAGCGATAACGAAAAAGGTTGCAGGAGACTTCGGCATACCTGTAGGCAATTTAGTAAGCACGGGCATTGTGCAGAGCTTCATAGCTGATAGCCAGCGTATTTACGACATTATCATGCAGGCATATACTGGAGCATCGAAGCAAAACGGTAAGAAGTACATACCTGTAATGCGGGAAGGTAAGCTTAATGTTTTAGAAAAGGGTAAGGTAGTAGCTAAGTACGTGCTTTCTTCAGATAGCAACATTCAAGATGCTACATACAGCGAAAGCATTGAAAACATGATAAATAGGGTTAAGATATACGACGAGAATAAGAAGCTCGTTGGTACCGTTGAGAATGCTGAATGGATAAAGTTATACGGTGTTTTGCAAGACGTTTACGTAAAAGAAAAGGACAAGGACGCTAAAACGGTTGCAAAAAGCATGCTAAAAGGCATGGAAAGAAGCGCTTCGCTTATGGGGGTATTGGGTAATACGGACTGTATTACTGGATGCGCAGTTATGGTAAAAGAACCGTACACGGGGCTTAACGGTTTATTTTATATCGATGACGACACACACACTTGGCAAAACGGTCAGTACACAATGACTTTAGGGCTGAACTTCCAGAATGTTATGGACGCGAAGCAAATACAGGAGGTGGAGCAGAGCAGTGGATCCGTACAGCGAAGTGATAAAGCTGATACAGATATATGGAGCCTCCTATAACCCGCCTTCGATACAAATAGGTGAAGTTATATCTCCACCGCCTGACATCGTTATAAGGGTAGGAGACCTTCAAGTTGATAAGGATAACATACTCATATCAGATTACCTGTTACCAAACTATAAGCGACAATTCGAAATACCTGAAACGTCTGAAGCTAAAATAACAACTGAAGCGTACATTGACAACGACTTTGAGAATGTGCATAGTATAACCTATAAAAATCCGATAACTAACGAAACTTTGGAGGGCACGATTGGGCTTAAAGGCGAAATGATGCTTACGGATACGTTGCAGCAAGGCGACATTATCGCTGTGCTACCTACTGAGGACAGACAAACGTATATAATATTAGCAAGGTTGGTGAAGTTAAATGGCTGATAGCATATTTCCTTTTATTGACGCTACAGTTTCAGATACTATAACGTTACCAATAGAAACTCCCCGTGAATATGCTTGGAATTTCGAAGCAGGCGAGTTTATATTAGAAAACGGAAAATGCAAGATAGTTGAAGGGCTCGAAGCTGTAAAGATAAAGATATATAAGGCCTTAATAACACAGCGTTATAGATACCTTATCTATAGCTGGGACTACGGAAGTGAATTAGAGGAATTAATAGGACAAAAGTACTCTAAAGAATTTACTAATTCAGAAGCACTTCGATACATTCAAGATACGTTACAAACTTATTTTGATAAAGGATGGATTACCTCAATTAAAAACTTTACAACATCGTTTTCGGATGAGACCTTACATATAACCTTTGACGTTGTAACTCCATATGGGGAGGCAAACATTCATGTTTGAGCAACAAACATATGAAGCAATATTACAACGGTTATTGGACCGTGTTACCGCTAACGTTGATAAGTCTGAAGGCTCTTTTGTATACGACGCTTTAGCACCCGCAGCATTAGAAATTGCTCAATTGTATACCCAGCTTGACTATATACTTACTGTAGCCTTTGCACAAACGAGTTACGGTGAATGGCTTGAGAAACGAGCAGCAGAATTCGGCATATATAGAAAACCAGGCACGAAGGCGACAGGTCAAGTTACATTTACAGGAAGCGACGGAACAGTTATACCTGAAGGCACTTTAGTGCAGACAGAATCAGGTACCCACTTCACTACTACAAGCGAAGCGGTCATTACTAACGGTACAGCGGTAGTAGATATTGAAGCCGTAGACGTTGGCTCTACGTATAACCTTCCTGCACATACAATAACCGTTATACCCGTGTCTATCGTAGGAGTAACGGGCGTTACTAACGAAGCTGCTACTGCTGGGGGGACAGATGTAGAAGACGACGCACGTTTACTTAACAGACTTTTAATAAGAGTGCAGCTTCCGGCAACCAGTGGAAACGTTAACCACTATAGGTTGTGGGCGTTAAGTGTGCCTGGCGTTGGCGATGCTAAAGTATTCCCATTATGGAATGGAGCGGGCACAGTAAAGGTTGTGATAATCGATAGTAATAAAGAACCAGCAAGTTCTGACATAGTTAATGCGGTTAGTTCTTATATTGAAGAAAATAGACCTGTCGGAGCAAGCGTTACCGTTGAACCTGCGGAAGCCTTAAACATTAATATAGCAGCTATGATAACACGGGATACGAATTACACGTTAGAGCAAGTAACCAGTAACGTTAGTGAAAAAATAAAGGCGTATTTAAGGGATACGGCATTTAAGCAAAATATAGTGAGTTACGCATGGATAGGACGCTTAATACTTGATAGTACGGGCGTTTTAGACTACAGTAACCTTACCGTAAATGGCGGAACGGGTAACGTTACAGTTGGAGACGAGCAAGTAGCAGTATTGGGACAGGTGGTTTTAAGTGAGTGATATAACGAGGTACGTGCCAAACTTTTTGAAAAACAGTAGTATTTTTAGTACAATATACGACGCTGAAATTTTCGAGTTAAACGACGTTGAAAATGCAACCACGGACGTTTTAGACCAATGCTTCGTGGATACTGCGACTTGGGGACTGAAGTATTGGGAAGCGTTTTTAGGTTTAGACATAGACTTGAGTAAACCAGACGCATTTAGAAGAGAACGCATTAAAGCTAAGTTCAGAGGTTACGGAACTGTAACAAGACAGTTTATTCAAAACGTAGCGAGTGCGTTTTCAAACGGAGAAGTGGAGGTTATTGAACTACCACACGAGTATAAGTTTATAATAAAATTTGTTGGAGTAAAAGGAATACCACCGAATATGAGTGATTTGACAAAGACGATAGAGGAAATCAAGCCTGCACACTTAAATTATGAGTATCAATACACTTATAACGTTTGGAATTTCTTAACAAGCAAGGTTTGGAATGATTTGGCACATTACACTTGGNAACAAGTAAGANTAATATAGTAGGAGGTGGAATTTTGAAGTATACGCAAAATTATAATCTCAAGAAGCCAGAAGGAACAGATTTAGNCAATATTGACGATTTANACTATAACGCTGNTGTTATAGACTCACAGTTAAAAACAAACGCTGATACAATTACCCAGCACAGCACCGATCCAGCGCCGCACAGCGGGCATGAAAC